CATGGTAAGACCGCATGGCTGTCATTTTGTATGTTGTATTTGCTTAAACAAACTAAAGTATTAATAGCATCATTTGAAATGCTACCTAAAGCAACACTTGGTAGAATGTGTATGCAAACAGGAAGCAGTGATCCTACAGCCGCTTATATAGAAAGTTTTGTAGGTCAGATAGAACACAGATTATATTTATATGATGCAGAAGGCGAGACATCAGCAGCTAAAGTATTAGATGTTATATACTATGCAGCGGAAAAACTAAATGTAGAAATATTTGTAGTTGATTCATTAATGAAGTGTGGTATAAATGAAGATGATTTAAATGGTCAGAAAAACTTTGCTAATAAACTTGCAGTGGCTGCCAGAGATTTAAAGATACATATATTCTTAGTTGCACATAGTCGTAAAACAGTTGATGAAGATACTACTCCAGCTAAATTTGATGTTGCTGGATCTGCAAATATTACCAACATGGCTGATAATTCAATATCAGTTCATAGAAATAAAAGAAAAGAAAAAGCACTTATGTTTGGAGAAGATCCATCTGAGTGGGCATCGCTACCAGATTGCACAGTGTACTTAAATAAACAACGACATGGTAACGGTATTGAAACTCAATGGGGCTTTTGGTTTGATAGTAGTACTTTTAGATATATGGAGAAACCATGAAAATAAATGATTTTGTAAAAGGTGTAGTTGAATTGTTTGGTGACGGCGTTGAATACAAGGCAACTTCTAATAAAGGACAGGTTTTTAAAACGGAGAACTACGATGAAAAAGACCCTGAAAATAAAGAATGGAAACAGCGTAGACGTGATCAAGCAACTTGGTAATTTAGATAAATTAAAAGATTATAGAGTTACAATAGAGTTATGGGATTACAAAAGAAGTGTTAGCCAGAATAAAAGGTATTGGGATTTATTAGGAAATATAAGCGATCATTTAGGATATAATACATCAGAGGTACACTCTCTTATGGCTTATAAATACCTTTCTTATAAGAATAATATATTAGACCAAGAAATAACAGTAATACCTTCAACAACAACCCTTACTGTTAAAGAGTTTAGTAAGTATATGAGTGATATAGAATCATTCGCTAAGAGCTTAGGTTTTAAAAGAAAAATAGATTTTCAGGATTTTCAAGATGGGTAAAAATAAAAGCAAAACAAAAGCAGAAAAAGCATGGTTAAATAAAGTAAGCAATAGCGGCTGTGTAATATGTAGGAAATTTTATAATGTACAAGATCCATTACCAGCTAACTGTCACCATATTAGAAGTGGTATGGGTATGGGGCAAAAAAATAGCCACGATAAAGTTATTCCGCTTTGCTGGGAACATCATCAAGGCAACGATGGATTTCACCATGCACCTGGAACATGGCAAGATAAATATGGAACAGAATTAGAATTACTTGAATATATGTTAAATAATTTATAGAGGTGATTTATGTTAGCTGAAGGACTATTTATGTTAACTGTTTCTTTAAGTGGTAATTATAACGATTTAGAATATGTAGGTAACTTTGTTAATTGTACTATTGCTATGCAATACTTTAAAGAAAACTGCTCGGAACACAAAGCAGCAAGTTGCCTACTAAAAGAATATACATTGCTACCACCAAATCATTTAGATATTAACCCATTTGATTTTGATACTATTAAAGAAGGGCAGAGTTGTGGTTTTGTTGGGTTAGATACAAGAACTTTTACAGGGGAAAGCAATGAGTAAGGGAAGTAGTCGCAGACCAACGGACAATAAAAAGTTTGTTGATAATTACGATAGGATTTTTAACAACAAAAAGGATAAAGATGGCAAAGACAAGCCCAACACAGAGAACACTAAAAAGATTGCGAGAAACCGGAGAGTTTCCGCTAATTCAAATAGTTGAGCGTTGGAATGCGTTTGCTAGGGTAAGGCAAGATCTGTTCGGCATTATAGATATACTTGCAATAGATACAAAAGGAAACACAGTTGGAATACAGGTTACAACAACTGGAAATATGAATGCTAGAGTAAAAAAAATTACTGAATCAGATGCTATACCACATTTAAGGGATGCTAATTGGACTATATTAGTAGAAGGTTGGGTTAAAGTTGGCAGTAGGTGGCAGAATAAAATAATAGACTTATCATAATAGGGGAAAATAAATGGATTTATATCAAAAGGTTATAGCAAATAGTAGGTATGCAAGGTACATACCAGAATTAAAAAGAAGAGAAACATGGCTTGAAACTGTTGATAGGTTGGTAACCTTTATAGAGAAAAATGCACCAGAGCTTCATAACGTGGCTCCAAAACTAAAGAAAGCTATAGAGAATCTAGAGATTATGCCATCCATGAGACTTATGATGTCTGCTGGGGAAGCTTGTAGCAGGGATAATATAGCGGCTTATAATTGTAGTTACCTAGCTGTTAACAACAAGAGGGCTTTTTCTGAATGCCTATATATACTAATGAATGGTACTGGCGTAGGGTTTAGTTGCGAGCGTCAAGAGATCTCACAATTACCAATTATACCTGATACGCTAACAAAGTTAGATGATGTTATTGTAGTTGGTGATAGTAAGTTAGGATGGGCTAAGGCTTTTAAGAAACTATTATCTAGTCTGTGGGAAGGTGATATACCTACTATAGATTATTCTCAAGTTAGACCAGCAGGTAATAGGCTTAAAGTTTTTGGTGGTAGAGCATCTGGACCTGAGCCATTAAAAAGATTATTTACATTTGTTACGGAAACTTTTACGTTAGCAAAAGGTCGTAAATTAACTTCTATTGAAGTTCATGATGTAATGTGTATGATAGGAGAGATTGTTGTTGTTGGAGGAGTTAGAAGATCTGCCTTAATATCTCTATCAAATCTTACAGATAAGCGAATGAGAGAGGCTAAAATTGGTGCTTGGTATAACGATTATGCTTGGAGAGGTTTAGCTAATAACAGTGTTGCTTATACCGAAAAGCCTGATGTAGAGACATTTATGGATGAATGGGTATCTTTAGTTAAGTCTAAGTCAGGTGAGCGTGGTATTTTTAATAGAATTGCTGCACAAAATCAAGCAGCTAAGTGGGGTAGGAGATCTAAAGACTTATCTTATGGTACTAATCCTTGCTCTGAAATAATTTTACGTGATAAACAGTTTTGTAATTTAACAGAAGTTGTTGTAAGAGAAAACGACACTGAGGCTACATTAAGAAGTAAGATACAGTTAGCAACAATATTAGGAACTTTCCAAGCAACATTGACAGATTTTAAGTTTCTATCACAAGATTGGAAACAAAATACAGAAGAAGAAAGGTTGCTTGGTGTATCTATGACAGGAATAATGGATGCTAAAATAACTTCTAATCCAGATCCTAAAATGTTAGAGAGGCTAAGAGATGAAGCTCGCAAAACAAATGAAAAGTATTCTAAACTATTGTCTATCCCTAGCTCCGCTTCTATTACTTGTGTTAAGCCTAGTGGTACAGTTAGTCAGCTTGTCGATTCTGCTAGTGGCATCCACGCAAGACATAATGATTACTATATAAGAAGAATAAGAATGGACAAAAAGGATCCAATCTATTCTTATCTTAAAGATCAAGGTGTTAGTGTAGAAGATGAACAGTTTAGACCGGATTCAACTGCAGTGTTTAGTTTCCCTATGAAAGCACCTAAAGGAGCACTGTTAAGAGACAGTATGACAGCATTAGAGCAGCTAGAGAACTGGTTAGTATACCAAAGACATTGGTGCGAACACAAGCCATCTGTAACGATATCAGTTAAAGATGAAGAGTGGATGGATGTAGGTGCGTGGGTGTGGAAGTACTTTGATGAAATAAGTGGCATATCATTCTTACCATATAGTGATCATAGCTACGTACAAGCTCCATATGAGGATTGTACAGCAGCAGAATACAATAAGTTGCGCAAAGTTACTCCAAGTGATATAGATTTTACTAAATTTATTGAAGAAGATGACAATACAACTAGCGCACAAACGCTGGCTTGTACTGGCGGATCATGCGAAATATAATTTAATATCAATAGCTTATGGGGTATTTTTATTATACTATGTAGATAGTTAAAATGAAACAAACTAGATACACATACATGGAGAACGTATGGACATACAAGATAACGTTAAGCATTACAACGTTGGATCGATTGAGACGATTGACTATATTAAAGCAAAATTGAGCAAACAAGAGCTAATAGGCTATTTACGTGGCAATGTAATCAAATACCTCAGTCGAGCTAACTACAAGGATTCAGCTGTAGAAGACTATCATAAGGCTATGGTATATCTTCAATGGTTGATACAGGAGCAATCAAGTAAGGCTTAGAATACTTCCCTTATGATATTTGTATTTTAAAATTTATATAAAGGATATGACTATGTGGACAACACCTAAAGCAACAGAAATGCGCTTTGGCTTTGAAGTTACGATGTACGTAATGAATAAGTAACTAATTTGGTGGGGAGTCACATAATTCTCCTATGTGTATGGTTGTGCAAAACGACCCTCCCCCCTCTTTTTAATATAGGCGATATATGGCAGCTCCAATAGGAAATAAAAACTCAACATTAGAAAAAAGAATATGGTCTAAGATAGTTAGAAAGTTAGCTATACAAGAAGATCATGCTAAGCTACATAAGGTAGCTAATGCTTTGTTTGAAAAAGCATCTGAAGGCGATATAGGAGCCATTAAAGAGCTTGGAGATAGGTTAGATGGTAAGTCTATGCAAGAAAATATGGTAACAGGAGATAGTGATAACCCTATAACAATTAAGGTTGTGACTGGCATAGATGATGGAGACAGTTGATACTGGTTATATACCAAGAGATCCTCAAAGAGACATACATAAGGCAGTAAGAGATAATCGATTTGTAGTGGCAGTATGCCATCGCCGTATGGGCAAGACGGTAGCTGCTATAAATCAATTAATTCATAGTGCTTTAAAATGCGATAAAAAAGATCCTAGGTTTGCATACATAGCTCCTACATACGCGCAATCTAAGCGCATTGCGTGGGACTACTTACTAGAATACACTAGACCATTAGGCGCAAAGATCAACATAGCAGAGTTAAGAGTTGATTTTATGGGTCGTAGAATATCACTATATGGTGCTGATTCCCCTGACTCACTACGTGGAATATACCTTGATGGCGTTGTTGTAGACGAGATTGGAGATGTTTCTCCAAGTCTGTTTACAGATGTTATTAGACCTGCTCTATCAGATAGGATGGGTTGGTGTAGCTTTATTGGCACACCTAAAGGTGCAAATCATTTTAAAGAATTAAGAGATAGAGCTGATCAAGGAGGTGGTTGGAAATTGTTAGAATTTAAAGCTAGTGAAACAGGAATAATTAACAAAGAAGAGTTGCTAGATGCTAAAAGGTCTATGGGAGACAACAAATATAATCAAGAGTTCGAGATTAGCTTTGATGCGCCTATCGTAGGATCATTCTACGGTGAAATGCTAAGCAACATAAACAAAGATGGACATGTAATGAATATAGCTGAAGATACACTATGTAGAGGTGTAACAGCATGGGATCTAGGTATGGGTGATTCTACATCTATATGGGTTGCTCAGCTACAAGGAATGGAAGTAAGGTTAGTTAACTACTACGAGAACCATGGACAAGGCTTAGATCATTACGTACAATGGATAAAAGATAATGGCTATGAAGATTATGAGCACATATTGCCACATGATGTAGTTGTAAGGGAACTAGGTACTGGCAAGTCTAGGAAAGAAGTACTAGAAGAGGCTGGTTTAGCTATAGTTGTTGCACCAAAGCTATCAATAGAAGATGGCATACAATCTGTCAGACGAATGATACCAAATTGTTGGTTCAATAGAGATACAACAAAGTATGGTTTAGAATGCTTAAGAAACTATAGAAGACAGTTTAATGATAAGTTAAATGTATACATGACAGCACCTCTACATGATTGGTCTAGCCATTGTGCTGACGCATTTAGATACCTTGCTGTTGGTATGACATCAAACACGTATAAATCTAACTGGGACAAGCCATTAGATAATAATCAAAACTGGATAGTATAAGGAGAGTACATTGGTTGATATACATAAGAGAGACCACGTTTGGCTAATAAAGTGGTTAAGTTCTATAGTTATGGTTGTTACAATGGCTCTTACAAGCGCTAATATGTACCCATTGAATATATATATGGGGTTATTAGCAAGCTTTGGTTGGAGTTATGTATCTATAAGGTGGAATGACAGAGCACTAATAATACTAAACGCAGTAGCAATACTAGTTTACTTTATTGGAGTACTTCACGTTTACAATCAATAACATAAGGAAAAAAACAATTGCTTACAACACACGAATATGAGGAGATTGGTAAAAAAATGAAAGGTAAAACAAAAAACAAAAAAATTCCTGGATATGGTAAAAAGAAAGTAGAATTACCTGAAGATGACAAATCATTATCATCTGCTGCTGCTAAGTTTAGGATGTAACCATGTGGTCATATCACTTATTTTGTGGATTTCATGTTGGCTTCGAATTTTATTCTAATTGTATAAAGGACAAAATGTATGATTATTTTATTATTGATCTTGGTTTTATAAGAATACAAAGAGCTGAAGAAGTAGATTTATCTTTTACTACAGACAGCAAAGTAATAGACAGTGGTAAGATAGATATATTGGTCAAGCTTAATGAAGAGTAAATTATGAAAGGCGTAAAACACTACACTAAAGATGGTAAAGAATGGAAAGGCAATATGCATACAATGCCTAATGGCAGTTTGCATACAAATAAAACCCATACTAAAACATCTCAAAAATTAGTACACTATAAAGAGTTGTCTAAAAAAGCTAAAAGTAATGGCTGAAGATATATACAAAAAAATTCCGTTACAAATGAGGACTCTTATTGAGACAATATCAGGTAACAAAAGTCCAATAACAGCAGAAAACTTAAGTGCTGCTGACATAGGTAGAGTTGAAGATACTATTGAAGAGTCTAGAAGATTTAAACAAGGCTTGTTAGATGCTTATCAATGGAGAGTACCAGAACAAGAACCAGTAGAATCAGGTGGCTATACAGCATACCAAAAGTATTTCCCTAATCAAGGGGCAATAGATAATTTTAACTCTGGTGGTGGCAACGTTGACTACCAAACTTATCAAGCTTTAGATAATAAAAATAGAGGTGATGTTGATATATCTCCATCTGCTTCAATCATGAATACTTTAGGTAGATTTCCATACAAATTAAACGAAGATGGTAGTTATAGTGTAGATGAAACATACGATTTTGTCAATGATCACGTAGAAAGACTTATGCCTAAATCAGTATCAACAACATCAAGATATGATGGCATGTCTAACATTGAAAAGTTAGGATTGGTTGCAAAGGAAACATTTGTTATGCCAGAGCAAGGGTTTGATCTTGGTAAAGGCATATCTTCATTACCTTCTAGAGTCGGCAATGCATTTGTTGGTAAAGACAAAGCAAGGGATGTTAACATTAACTTTAATCCTTCGAGAGATTTAAACCCAACAAAAGATCAAAGAGCAAAAAACTTAGAAGATATAATACGAAACTTAGGAAGTAAATATTAATGGCATACGATAAAAAACAAATGGATGTATCAACAGAAGACAACCAGACTTTTGTTAACTTAATAGAATCACATATAGATGATTCATTAGGTTTTATATCTACAGAAACATCACTGCAAAGACAACAAGCACTTGAGTATTATATGCGCGAGCCGTATGGAAATGAGGTGGAAGGGCGTAGTCAAGTTGTCACAGGTGAAGTTGCAGAGGTTATTGACGGCGCATTACCTCAGATCATGAAAGTCTTTACGCAGTCAAATAATGCAGTAATATTTGAACCAGTTAATGAAGGTGACTCAGAGGTTGCAGAACAAGCAACATCTTACGTTAATCACATACTTCAGAAAGATAATAATGGTTTTGAAATATTTAACAGCTGGTTTTGGGATGCTTTATGCCAAAAGGTTGGAGTAGTTAAAGCATATTGGGACGACAAAAAAGACACTACTAAAGAAAAGTATGAGGGTCTAAGTGAGGATGAGCTGACTATGCTCATGCAAGATGAAGAAATTGAAATAATAGAACAAGATTCTGTTGAGGAAGTAATAGAACAAGATCCTCAAGTATCAATGGATCCAATGACTGGCCAACCTATGATGAATGAAGTAGGTGAGCCAATGATGATGGAAGTTCCACCTATTATTAACACTTACTATAATGTTAAGTGTAAACGAACTGTAGATTCTTCTAAAGTTAAAATAGAAAATGTAGCACCAGAAGAATTCTTAATTGATAAAAGAGCTACTACTATTGAAGATGCTACGTTTGTAGCACAAAGAAGTTTAGTTACACGTAGTGATTTAATAGCAATGGGATATGATCCAAAGGTAGTAGAAACATTAGCTACTGGCGATACATTAGACTTTACCCCAGAAAGAGTTGCAAGATTTGGCAATGGAGAACAACCATTTAATAGCGGTGACGGTAATGACGAATCAATGGAGTTGGTTGAGTATTATGAATGTTATGTAAGAACAGATTTAGATGAGGATGGCATAGCCGAGTTACATAGAGTTTGTTATGCAGACAATCAAGTATTAATGCACGAAGAATGTGACTATGTTCCATTCCATAGTGTATGTCCTTTACCAATACCTCATAAGTTCTTTGGCCAATCATTAGCAGATCGCGCAGTTGATCTACAGCTTATTAAGTCTACTATTACTAGACAGATGCTAGACAACTTATATTTAACTAATAACTATAGAGTTGGAGCTGTTGAAGGACAGGTTAATTTAGATGATCTTTTAACTTCTACAGCAGGCGGTGTAGTTAGAGTTAAGAATCCTAATGCTTTAGTTCCTTTACCAGTACAATCTAATGCAGCACAATCTTTTCCTATGCTTGAGTATTTAGATACAGTACAAGCCAAACGAAGTGGTGTTAGTGAGGCTTCACAAGGATTAGACCCTAACATATTGCAGAATGTAACAGCTACAGCAGTTGCTGCTATGTCAAGCGCATCTGGTGGCAAAATAGAATTAATAGCTCGTATCTTTGCTGACACCGGCGTTACATCTCTAATGAAAGGTATATTACATCTAGTGTGTAAATACCAACAAAAAGAAAGAATTATAAGAGTTAATAATAAATTTGTACCAATGGATCCTAGAGAATGGAGTACTCAATACAATGTTACAGTTAATGTTGGATTAGGTACTGGTAGCAAATCAGAGCAGTTAAGTGTTATGCAAATGATATTAGATAAACAAGAACAAATGTTAACTCAATACGGCCTATCCAACCCCTTGGTTAGCATTAAGCAATATAGAGATACATTAGCTAAATTTGTAAACATGGCAGGTTTTAAAGACGAGTCAGGATTCTTAAAAGATATGACTCAAGAACAGTCAGATCAATTAGCTCAACAACAAGCACAACAACCGCAAACTGATCCTACTACAGAGGCTACTAAAATATTAGCAGAAGTAGAAAGAGAAAAAGCTCAAATGAAAATGCAAACAGATCAGCAAAAATTAGAGTTAGATCGAATGAAATTAGAAATGGAATCAGCTAAAGCTATGCTTAAACTCGAACAAGAAAAAGTTGAGTTTGAAAAAGAAATGGCTATTAAAGAATTAGAACTTATGCAAAAAGCAGAAGAAAGTGATGCAAAAGTTACACAAGGAGAAATGAAAGTTGTTGTAGATGCTTTAGACAAAATAAATAACATTGCGGGAATGTAATGGAAAAACAATTTGAAATTAAAGCTGTATTAAATACTCAATCATTTCTTGATGAAATAAAAGACATGACTAAAGAGTGTTATGCAGAAATAGAAAACTCTAATCCAGAAGATCTTGATGTAAGAGAAAGGGCTTATCAAAGGATTAAAGCAATAGATAACATGATGACTAGACTTCAATCTGTAGTCGATAGCGACAAGATTAAAGATAAATCATGGACAATATTATAGGCATTTAGCCTGTATGGTATGCCACACCTAGATGGCAATTAAGGAAATACAATGAGTGAAGAAACCATGACTTCCGATTCAATGGAAAGTGGGTCAGACCTAACAATATCAGAAGCAACATCTGCATTTGAAGGTATGTTATCCGCACCAGAGGACTCGAAAGAGCAACCAACTGACCAGGAAGAAGATACACAAGAAGCAGAAATAGAAGAAGAAGAGGTTGAATTTGAAGCTGAAGAAACTGAAGAGGTTGAAGAAGCTGAAGAAGAAGCTGAAAATGAATCCGAGATTGAGGATGAAGAAGTAGTTGAGGAAGAACAAACTTTCACAGTCAAAGCGGCTGGCGAAGAAAAAGAAGTTACCCTTGATGAGCTTGTTACATCTTACCAGCTTGGCTCTGATTATACAAAAAAGACTCAAGAAGTAGCTGAACAGCGTAAGGTAATAGACCAAGAAGCTAAAGCTATCATTGAAGCTAGACAAGTTAGAGATGAGTATTCACAAAGATTACAGTCTTTACAAGAATTCCTAAATGTTGGAACAGAAAGTAAAGAAGATTTATCTGTAATGAAAGAGAACGACCCAATAGGATATGCAGTTAAGGTCGCAGAAATGACCGAGAAGAAAGATCAACTACAAAAAGTGCAAACCGAACAACGAAGAATTGCTCAAGAGCAAGAATCTGATAGGTCGGTAGAAATGCAAAAGTATGTAGAACAAGAAGCAAATAAACTGACACAATCCTTGCCAGAGTTTTCAGACAAAGCCAAAGGCGAACAAATCAGAAATGATATTCGTACTTACGGCAAAAAGGTAGGTTTCACAGATGATGAGTTATCTCAAGTCTATGATTCACGCCATGTCATAGTACTACATAAAGCTGCTCAATACGACAAACTAATGTCTAATAAAGCAAGAGCAAAAAAGAAAGTAGCTAAAGCCCCTAGGACTCTTAAAGGTGGAGCTAAAGTGAAACAAAATGTAGCTGACAGATCAAAAAAACAAATGCAAAAGTTGCAGCAATCTGGCTCAGCTAGAGACGCAGCAGCTATTTTTGAAAACTTTATTTAAGGAAAAATAACAATGGCAGAATTTAGAACGTATACAGCTATTGGGCAACGTGAAGATTTAAGCAACACAATCTATAATATTGCTCCAACAGAAACACCAGTAGTTTCATCTATTGGAAAAACTAAGGCAACAGCAACTTACCACGAATGGCAGACCGATGATCTCGCTGCTGCAGTTGCAACAGGTTTAAAAGAAGGCTTTGATGCAGCAGGTGCTTCTGATACTCCTACAGTTCGTGTAGGTAACAGAACACAGATTCAAGGTAAAACAGTACATATTTCTGGAACTCTTGATGCAGTTGATAAAGCTGGTCGTAAAACAGAAACAGCTTACCAATTAGCTAAAGCAGGACAAGAGCTAAAACGAGACATGGAAAAAACAATCATGGGCAATGTTGCTCAAACCACAGGTGGAGCTGACGCAGTTAGATTGCTTGGTTCTCTACAAACATGGTTATTAACCAACTATTCTACAATAGCTACTGGTGCAACAGCAGCAGGTCCTGTAGGTGGTAATGGTACAGCAATTCGTACTAAATCATCAGCAGCTCAAGCTACTGTAGCATTTACAGAAGGAGCATTAAAAGCAACAGTTAAATCATGCTTTGAAAATGGTGGTAATCCAACTATGTTAGTTGTTTCTCCATTCTTGAAACAAGTAGTATCTAGCTTTGCTGGTATTGCAGCACAGCGTTATCAAGCCCCTACTAATAAACAAACTACTATTATGGGTGCAGCAGATGTTTATTTATCAGACTTTGGAACATTATCTGTAGTTCCTGATAGATTTTTAACTCCTGACTATGCAACTACTGGTGATCAAGCGTTTGTTCTTGATCCATCAATGTTAGCTATAGCTACACTTAGACCATTCCAGTCTAACTTGTTAGCTAAAACAGGCGATAGTGAAAAACATCAAATGCTTTCAGAGTACACTCTGCAAGTATCTAACCAAAAAGCACACGGCATCGTTGCTGATATCAAAAATACTTAATATATAGTATTTGTTAATGTTGCCCACTTCGGTGGGCAGTATTATTAAGGATAAAAAAATGAGAGAATTTAAAAAACACAAAACAGATAATGG